GGCGATAACTCCTACGATGGGGAGAAACTTAAACTCCTCGTCCACGATGAATCCGGTAAATGGGAAAGGCCCAACAACATCCTCAACAACTGGCGTGTTACGAAAACCACCCTTAGACTAGGTAGTAGAGTAGTAGGTAAATGCATGATGGGATCAACTAGCAACGCGCTAGATAAAGGTGGAGAGAACTTTAAAAAACTTTACTATGACTCAGATGTTACAAAAAGAAACGCCAATGGACAGACTCGCTCAGGATTATATAATCTGTTCATACCTATGGAATGGAACTACGAAGGATACATTAATTCTCATGGCTTACCTGTATTCGATAACCCAGAAGAGAAGTGTTTTGGACCGCATGGTAACGAAATAAAATTAGGTGTAATAAATTATTGGCAAAATGAAGTTGATGGTTTAAAAGGCGATCAAGAAGCTTTAAACGAGTTTTATAGACAATTTCCAAGAACAGAGCAACACGCTTTTAGAGACGAGGCAAAATCTTCTTTATTTAATTTAACTAAAATATATCAACAGGTTGATTACAATGAAGATCTTAGGAATTCTAATATAATAACAAAAGGTTCTTTTAGATGGGAAAATGGACAGAAAGACACTAAGGTTGTATTTTATCCAAACAATGACGGTAGGTTCTTAATTAGTTGGGTTCCACCATTACATTTACAAAATAAAATAGTTTTAAAAAGAGGTGCTAAGTATCCAGGAAACGAACACGTTGGCGCATTTGGTTGTGATAGTTACGATATATCTGGTACGGTTGACAGGAGAGGATCTAACGGATCTCTACACGGTTTAACTAAATTTAGTATGGAAGATGCACCCGCTAATCATTTCTTTTTAGAATATGTAGCAAGACCTCAAACAGCAGAGATATTTTTTGAAGATGTTTTAATGGCTTGTGTTTTTTACGGCATGCCAATACTTGCTGAAAACAATAAACCTAGATTACTATATCATTTTAAAAGAAGAGGTTACAGAGGTTATAGCATGAACAGGCCTGATAAATTAAAACTATCAATAACAGAAAGAGAAATTGGTGGAGTGCCAAACTCAAGTGAAGACATGAAGCAAGCACACGCTGCAGCTATAGAAACATATATAGAATCTCATGTAGGATTATTACCAGAAGGTTATGGAGACATGTATTTTCAAAGAACATTAAATGATTGGGCTAGATTTGATATAAATAATAGAACAAAGCATGATGCTTCTATTAGTTCTGGTTTAGCTTTGATGGCATGTAACAAACATAGGTATAGACCAATAGCAGAAAAAATAGTAAAATCAGTTTCTTTGGGTTTTAAAAAATATGATAACAAAGGAGATACTTCAAAAATAATTAAGTAAATGAATATATACACAAATCCTAATAGTTCTTTCCCTAGTCAGGTAGTACCAGATGAAGAGAAAAGCACACAAGAATATGGATTAGCAGTCGCAAGAGCTATAGAAGGCGAATGGTGGGCTGGTGATAGAGGTATTGGAGCAGGAGGAAGATTTGGAACAAACTGGCAATATTTCAACACATTAAGGCTTTATTCAAGAGGAGAACAATCTGTACAAAAGTACAAAGATGAGTTATCAATTAATGGTGATTTAAGCTATTTAAATTTAGACTGGAAACCAGTTCCTATTGTTTCTAAGTTTGTAGACATACTTGTAAATGGTATGTCAGCTAAAGTTTACGATATAAAAGCTTTTGCTCAAGACCCTGAATCAGTTAAACAAAGAACTAACTATGCTGCGGGTTTAATGAGAGATATGTATGGAAAAGATCTTTTAAATGAAACTAAAGAAAAAACTGGTTTAGATTTTTTCACAGTAACAGATCCAGACTCTCTTCCTCAATCTCAAGATGAAATAGACCTTCACATGCAGCTTAGTTATAAGCAAGCAATAGAAATTGCAGAAGAAGAATTAATTGAAAATGTTTTGCAGAGAAACAAATATCAATTAACAAAAAGAAGAATAATAAATGATTTAGTTGTTTTAGGTATAGGAGCTAGTAAAACTAGTTTTAATTTATCAAATGGAATAACTGTTGAATATGTAGATCCAGCTAATTTAGTTTATTCTTATACAGAAGATCCTAATTTTGAAGATATATATTACGTTGGAGAGGTTAAACAAATAAGTTTAGAAGAACTAAAGAAGCAGTTTTCTTATTTAACGACTGAAGATTTAAAGCAAATAGAAAAATTCCCTGGTAATTCTAATTTTAGGAATAACTACTCCGGTCAGTATGATAATAATAATACTGTAAACGTTTTATATTTTGAATACAAAACATATCAAGATCAAGTTTGGAAAATAAAAAGATCTGAAAATGGCTTAGAAAAAGCATTAGAAAAGCCAGACACATTTAATCCCCCTAAAAATGATAATTTTGAAAGAGCTTCTAGATCTATAGAAGTTTTATATAGCGGAGCTAAGATATTAGGTTTTGATAAAATGCTAAGATGGGAAATGTCAAAAAACATGACTAGACCATCAAGTAATATAGCTAGAGTTAATATGAACTATAGCATTGTTGCGCCTAAAATGTATAAAGGTAGAATAGAATCCACTGTTAGTCGTATAACTGGTTTTGCAGATATGATACAGTTAACTCATTTAAAACTACAGCAGGTGTTATCTAGAATGGTTCCAGATGGAGTATTTGTAGATGTAGATGGATTAGCAGAAGTTGATTTGGGTAATGGAACAAACTATAATGCACAAGAAGCGTTAAACATGTATTTCCAAACTGGTAGTATTGTAGGTAGATCTTTAACACAAGAAGGAGATCCAAACAGGGGTAAAGTACCTATTCAAGAACTACAAACAAGTAGTGGTAATGCTAAGATAGCTAGTTTGATTCAAACTTATCAGTATTATTTACAAATGATAAGAGATGTAACCGGATTGAACGAGGCTAGAGATGCTAGTACTCCAGCCGTAGGTTCTTTGGTTGGATTACAAAAATTAGCAGCCGCAAACAGTAATACAGCAACTAGACATTTAATGCAAGCGCAATTATACTTAACGTTAAGAAATTGTGAGAATATAGCTTTAAGAGCTGCCGATGCTTTAGAGTTTCCTTTAACTAGACAGGCTTTAGTAGATTCTATATCTATGTTTAATACAGCTACATTGGGTGAGTTGATGGAAAAACAATTAATGGAGTTTGGTATTTATCTAGAACTAGAACCAGACGAAGAGGAAAAGCAGATGTTAGAGCAAAATATTCAAATGGCTTTACAGCAGCAGAGTATTGGTTTATCAGACGCTATAGATCTTAGACAAATAAAAAACCTGAAACTTGCTAATCAAAAATTAAAACTTAGTCAAGAAAAGAAACGTCAGCGTGACCAAGAAGCTAGCATGATGAATATTCAAGCTCAAGCAGAAGCTAATTCTCAAACAGCAGAAAAAGCAGCTTTAGCAGAAATGCAGAAGCAACAAGCTCTTACAGAATCTAAGGTTCAAATAGAACAAGCTAAGTCTCAGTTTGAAATACAACGCATGCAAACAGAATCTGAAATTAAAAAGCTTTTAATGGCTGAAGAGTTTAATTATCAAATGCAATTAGCTCAAGCTAGAATAAGAGAAGAAAGCATGAGAGAAAAAGAGATTGAAGATAGAAAGGATAAAAGAGTAAAAATACAAGGTACACAACAAAGTCAAATGATAAATCAAAGGAAAACAGATGGTCTTCCTAAGAATTTTGAATCCGCAGGAATGGATAATTTAGGTGGGTTTGGATTAGAGCAATTTGATCCTAGATAAAAATTATATTAACTATTATATTATATTATGTCAGAAGAAACAACAAATCAACCTGCAAAGCAGGAAGGAGAATTTACACTAAAAGGTAAATTAAAAACAAAACCTAAACAATTAGGTAAACAAGATTCACCAGTAAAAGTGAACTTAACGGCTAAAGAAGCTCAAGGTGAAGTTGTGCCTGAGGTTACTAAAGTAGAAATAAAAAAAGAAGATAATGCCATTTCAAAGCAAGAAACAGGAGAACTGGCTGAAGTTAAACAAGCCGGAGATATATCTCAAGTGGAAGAACAAGTACAAGAGCCCAGCTCCGATGCTGTCATTCCGATCCAAGAAATAACGGAGCAAGAGGTACAACAAGAGGTAAAGCAAGTTGAAAACCAAATTAAAGAAGCAAAAAGAGATGCTAAACTAAGTGGTCAACCTTTGCCAGAAAATATTGAAAAGCTAGTAACATTTATGAATGATACTGGCGGTACGTTAGAAGATTATGTTAGATTAAACGCTGATTATTCTAATGTTGATAATACAACCTTAATTAGAGAGTATTATAAACAAACAAAACCTCATTTAGATTCTGAAGATGTTAGTCTTTTATTAGAAGATTATTTGTTTGATGAAGATGTAGATGAGCCAAAAGAAATACGCAAAAAGAAAATTGCGTTTAAAGAAGAAGTTGCAAAAGCACAGAACTTTTTAGAAGATGCTAAGAGTAAGTATTACGACGAGATCAAGTTGAGACCGGGCGTAACTCAAGATCAACAAAAAGCTATGGACTTTTTCAACCGATATAACGAAGAGCAGGATATAGCTGCAGAACAACATGTTCAGTTTAAAAGCCAAACTAAAGACTGGTTCACTAATAAATTCAAAGGTTTTGATATTAAGGTAGGTGAAAAAACTTTTAGATATGGTTTAAAAAATGCTGATGCAGTTGCAGATAGACAGTCTGATGTTGGTAACACTATTAAGAAGTTTCTTGATAACGATGGCAACGTGGTAGATATTGCTGGATATCACAAAGCTATATATGCCGCAGATAATGTTGACACTATAGCTAATCATTTTTATGAGCAAGGCAAAGCTGATGCTGTAAAAGATATGATGGCTAAATCTAAAAACATAGAACAAGAACCTCGCAAAGTAGCGAGTGGCGAAGTCTTTGTTAATGGAATAAAAGTAAAAGCATTAAGTGGTGTTGACTCTTCAAAACTTAAAATAAAAAAAGTAACACTTAAAAATTAAAATTATGAGTCAATTAATCGATCCATTATTCGGATCAATCAAACCCTCTCAGAAACAACAAGTATTAGATTCTAACTACTTGTCTTTCAATGGAGGCGCAAATCCAGGTGATTCTGATTCATTTGCTCAGCAATATCTACCAGAAATCTACGAACAAGAAGTAGAAAGATATGGAAACAGAACTTTATCTGGTTTCTTAAGAATGGTAGGCGCTGAAATGCCAATGACATCAGACCAAGTTATCTGGTCAGAACAAAACAGATTACACATCGGTTACGAAGGTTGTACTAACGATCAAGTAAACACAATAACAATTCCTGTAGATTTAGCTCCAGCTGATCCTAAAGATTATGTAGCTAACGTTGTATCTCCAAATCAAACTATCGTTATGATGGACGAGACTGGACAAGAAGCTAAAGGTGTTGTTACTGCAAGTAACACTGCAACTGGTGATTTAACTGTAGCTGTATACGGTGCAGCTAACCTTGCTAACTTAGCCCAAACAAACATTAAAATATTTGTTTCAGGTTCTGAGTATGGAAAAGGAAGCTCTATCGCTAACAACACGGCCGCTGCGGGTGCTGTTAATCCT